CGATGGGCTTATCAACAAGCAGAAGGCAGCAGCTAGGGCAGCTATTGATACCGCTTGTCATCACACAGCGCAAGTGGCTAGAGCAGAGGCCAGAGCTGCTAACGATGTTTACAAGTACCGATTAGTCGCCGCGCTTGACACACGTACTAGCGCGACATGCCGAGAACTTGATGGCAAAGTGTACGAGTATGGCAGTGCATCAGCTCGCGTCCCGCCATTCCATTACTTTTGCCGTACTGTTATCGTGCCTGAGCTAGACAAAGAATACTCATGGCTTAGCGAGGGTAGAACGCGATCGAGCATGTATGGCTCAGTTGACGCAAACATCACATATAAAGAATGGGCTGAGCAGAATAAAGACAAGATTGCTGAGACCAAGCAAGAAGCCAAAGATAAAGCAGCTCGCAAACGTGCCCGTGAGAAGCTGCGTGAAGAAAAACTAAAGGCTAAAGATACAACAAAGGTTAGCAATAAGTCGCAAGCTGAGTTAATAAGAGATGGAAGGGCGGGGCTGATTAATCGCAAAGATGAGGACAGCGTTGCCAATCTCGCTAGTTTTAACAACGTACTGCTTTTTTAAGTAAGGCGTAAAGCTAATAAGGAATGATTATGAGCAAGCATTTTAAGGTTTTAGGGTTTATCGCAAACAGCTTTCCGCAAGTTGCCTTTAAGGTTGTTTGTTCAGGTGCAGTTGCAAGCACCGAGATTGAAGTCGTAGGCAAAGATTCGAGATACGCGCTATTGATGGTAGGCGTTAATATGCGCTTTGAGGTGCTGTCTAACGATACTTTTATTGATAGTGTTGAATCATTGTCGCATGAAGATGAATCTAGTTATGCAGGTCGTATAGTAAATCTAATTAACAAGCACTAACTAAACCACTTTAACCAAAACCAGACCTCGCATTAGCGGGGTTTTTTATTATCCAAAAATAGCTCTGTGAGCTAAAAACATGAGGTTGTACCCATGACAGACGAAGTAAAAGACGAGGCAATCATCGGTGATGAAGCGCCGCAAACTAATGCAGATAAGACTATTGATTATGAAGCAGTCCAAGCTGAGCTTGAGCGATTGCGACAACATAATGAAAAGCTAATCGGTGAGAAAAGACAGCGTGATGAAATAGCACGTCAAGCCCAATTAGAGCGTGAACGAATTGAGCGAGAGGCGGCTAAGAAGAACGGTGACTTTGAAGCATTAGAAAAGTCTTATCAAGAGAAATTGCAAGCACGAGAAGCTGAGTTAAACGAGCTATACAAACAGCGCGATACTCAGGCAGTTAACAATGAGTCGCAGCGCCTAGCAAGTCAGTTAGCAGATACGCCGACAAATCAACAGCTATTACAGCGCTTTATCAAAGACCGCCTAAGCGTGGTCGACGGTCAAGTTCGAGTAGTTGACGAGGAGGGCAAACCATCGGCTAACACGCTTGATGATCTAGCGCATGAGTTTAGAACGTCCGGCATGTATGACAGCTTACTTGCAGGAACTCGCGGCTCAGGCACAGGCGGCAGTGGTGTAAGCGCTAAGGGTTTTAAGCCGGCGCACGAATACACTGAGGCTGAACGCATCGAGCTTGCTACAAAAAACCCTGAATTATTCAGACAAACATTTAATAAGTAGAGGTACAACCCTATGGCACGATTACGCGAAGTATTTAACCGCGATGTAATGCTGAGTTATGCAATTAACCAGCCACTAACTAAAACCCCACTTTACCAGACCGGCGCTTTCACCACTGACGCATCAATCAGTAACGTTATGCGAGCAGGCGTTAAAGAGTTTCAAGTACCATTCATTAATGGCATTGACACCAATCTTGAGTCAAACTACGGCAACACTATCTACACTGATATTGCGCAGCCACGTGAGATTACCGGCGGTTCAACTCGTGGCCGTGTAGCTTACTTAAACGAAGGCTTCTTAGAGTCACGTTTAGAGCGCTTTTTACTAGGCGAGTCACCGCTTGCCATGATGCAAGGTATGATTGACAACTATTGGGCGCAGCAAGCTGAGCACCGCGCAGTAGCTACCCTTTACGGTATTCGTAACCTAGTTATGAACGACAGCAAGCTAAAAGAGAAGTTTGTTGTTGATAACTCTAAGACTACCGCAGCGACTGAGGATAACCGTTTCAGCGTTGACCAGTTTATTGATGTTGAAGCTACCTTACAGTCTCAGTATCGTGGTGCTGGTGCAATCATTGTTCACCCTAAGATTGCTGCTAAGATGCGTAAGCAAGCGTTGGTTGAGCAAGTGACTACTAGCGACAATCTACCGCCGATTACCGTTTACAATGGCCGTGCTGTAATTGAGGTTAACAGCCCGATGACTGTTATCGGTACAGGTGCTAATGCTCAATATGTATCTTACCTAGTGGGTGCAGGTGCATTCGTTGCAGACTCGCAGCAAGGCGTTGATGACCTTGAGATTGCACGCACTGCTGACACTGGTAACGGTGCAGGTCATACAGCACTATGGACGCGCCGTAACATGCTGGTTCACCCTCAAGGCTTTAACTTCATCGCTACCGATGAGCAGTTAACCGGCGGTACTAAGAACGAAGCACTGTCTGCATCGTGGACTGACTTACAGAATAAAGATTACTGGACACTTGGCACTGATGCTGAGCGTACCTCAATCCGTTTCTTAATCACTAATTTATAAGGAGTAACACATGGGACTGCCTAAGAGTGAAGTAAATCCGAGTTATAATTACACTTACCCTAGCGAAAGAGACTATCGCGACGAAAGTAAGTCTACTTTATTGGTTGCTCAGATGACAGACACAGCTAAGTCTGGTAAAGACTACGGTATTACAGACCCTGAGAAAACAAAGCCAGTGGAAGCAGGCGATACTGGCGGCGAATAACCGCTTAGTTAGACTTATAATTATATGCACTGGCTCAAGGGTCGGTGCATATTGTGATGAGTTTAGTGGTATAATATCGTTGTAGGCTAGAGATGTACACTCGAAAGTCTGTTAACCTGACAGACTGCCTACACCTAACTTATTCAGGTCAATAGCAGAGGTGTTATTATGAGCAACTATGAAGATAAATCGCACGCACAGGGTTTAAAAGACTTGATAACGGAATTTGTCGGTGAGCCAGTATCGCTTAGAACATATCTTAAGCTAGAGGTTTACGATAGGAATAAGAGTTTATTAGACATTCCGAACTTGCCTAGAGTATATAGCGACAAGTCAATGAAAGAGGCTGTGGCAATTGCCTTTAATCATGTCTTAGGCGCAGACGGCTATACTGATGTTTTTATGTATGACGAGCCTATCTACTACACAACCGACTACGACTATCAGGCTTATGTGCCAGAGATAGACGGAGAAAAGAGTCACGACAACAAGCTATACATTAGAGCTATCTTTGATGAAGTTGTTGAGTATGACTTTGACCCAAACTTTGACGGCGATATTGGAATTAAATAACGCTTAAAAGCACGATAAGTAAAAGCCTCGCTAGAAATAGTGGGGCTTTTTTATTACCAGATTAAAGAGGCTTGCTATGCCATTGATAGTACAAACAAACGACAGCGTGACCGGTGCTAACAGCTATGCGAGCGTGACGGATTTAACCACTTACGCAGATAGCAGGGGCATCACGTTAAAAGGCGCGCCTGAACAACTGCTGATGCTATCTATGGACGTGCTGGAGTCTAAGCAGTACAAGGGTGAGCCTGTCAAGTCTAATCAGTCCACAGCGTTCCCTCGCATGGGCTTAGGCATACCTCGCGCAATTAAGCAGGCTCAAGTCATGCTTGCGGTATCGCTTGATAATGCACCACCAGTTAACGAAGCGCCGACAGCTCAAATTAGCAGAGAGAAGGTTGACGTTATCGAAGTGCAATACTTTGAAGCTAAAGACAATCAGTCAGCACTGCTAAACATGGTTGACGAGCTGCTAGCGCCATATCTAGCAGGGGTTGGGGTTGGGGTTAACTTCAAAGTCTATAGGGGTTAAGCGATGACCGACTTTTACAACAGACTTGCCGAAACTGCCCACAAACTGATTGATGACAAGGGCACTGATTGCGTTATCACAAGCGCAGTTATACAAGGTTCATTTGACCCTGAAACCGGTATGCCGACAGATGACCTACCAGCAACAGTGCAGGTCGGTCGCTGTGTCGTACTCAATTACTCAGACAGCCTTTATAACTCACCTGAGAGCCTTGTAGAGGTCGGAGATAAGAAGATACTACTAAGCGCTAAGGGCGTGACTTTAGACAGCTTAAACGGCACTGTAGAGGCTATAGGCGATACTTACAGGGTGATAAGTGTTAAAGACTTAAATCCGGCGGGTACGATGCTCATCTATGAGGTGCATGGGAGAAAGTAATGTCAGACTTTGACCGGATCATACTTAACTTTGCAGAGCAGACCGCCGAGCAAATCAAAGAGCTGCGTATTAACGTACATAAGGAGCTGGTAGCTAGTGTAATAGGTGATACTCCGCTTGATACCGGCATGGCTAGGCGCAATTGGCAGGCAGCAAAAGACTCTATCCCCACAGGCATTGTACCTTATGCAGGCGACCCTAGTGCAGCAGGTGCTCAGGCAGTCAGTGAAGCACAGGCTCAGGCATTCGGTGAAGATGGCACATTCTACTTTGTGAATAATGTGCATTACGTACCGTACTTAGAGAATGGCACAAGCAAAATGGCTGCTGTAGGCATGGCCAGAAAAAACGTTGAACGAATTAAAAACAATTTAAGGCAGCAATATGGTTAACGAGCTACTACTCAAGCATTATCAGGCGGGTAAGTTTGGCATACCCATCGCGCTGCCTAATCACACGTTTAAGCCGCTTAACTATCCGATGTGGGCTAAGTGGCAGTTGTTTCCTACAAACGCCTACAAGGGCAATTTTAGAGAGACTGAGCAAGCAGGGTTATTGCAGATAACGCTATTTGTACCGGCAGGCACTAAGACAGACGCAATCGAGCGTAAAGCTCAAGATATTGTTGATTGGTTCGGTGTTGAGGTGCAGCACCACATTGATGGCAAAAACATTATGATAATGTCTAGCATAGCAAAAGATGCCATGCCAGACGGTGAGGGCTATTACATGCAGCCCATTGTGATTGCCTATAGGGTTATTTAGTCATCTCTAGCAAGGCTATATAAATCTTATCTAGCTTGCGGTGAATGTCGCTATCGGTCACATGGTCAGTGTTGTTTAGTGACTCCTCAAGGCGATGGACTAATTCAGCAGTCACTGAACGGTTATTTTCAGCCGCCGCTTGCTCTAGTCGCTCTTTGAGTCCAGCCGGAAACCTGTAGCTTACTGGTACTGTTTTAGACATTGTTGTTCCTTGTTGGTTTGTGTTAGTTTATTTTATACAAAAGTATTGCGTTAATCAATACCTAGTGATAAAATAGCATTGTGTTTAAGGAAATTTAGGCACAAAAAAGCCCTAGACGTTACCTACTAAAATACCGTCTAAGGCTGCTAACACAACATTTCACAGAGGAGCTAGCGATGTCTAGTTTAACAGCTATAAAACCAAAAATCACTAACTACGATAACAGAAAGCGTTTTTACGGTATCGGTTTTAACTCAAGAGGCAAGTACAAAACTAGAAGTAATGACAAACCCGCCAAGGAGTATGTCACTTGGTTTTGTATGATTCAGAGGTGTTACTCGCCTGATAGTCTATTAAGGCAGCCGACATATATTGATTGCGTGGTTGCTGATGAGTGGCTAGACTATCAAGTGTTTGCAGGATGGTATAGTAATCATGATTACGTCAATATGGGGTACGAATTAGATAAGGATATACTGCGCCCTGATAATAAAATCTACAGCCCTGAAACATGCTGTTTAGTTCCATCACAAATAAACTCTTTATTCACAGGCAAACAGTCGAATGCGGGTAACTGCCCGCAAGGTGTAAGTCTGTTTAAGCGGAACGGCACATATAGAGCAAGTATAACTATCAGGGGGGATGTGAAGAATCTTGGTTATTACAAAACCTCTGATGAGGCGTATCAAGCCTACAAGACCGCTAAAGAGGCTCATGTTAAGACTATGGCATTAGAGTGGCAAGACCGAATTGCTAGTAATGTTTTTGAGGCGTTAATGGCGTGGGAATTACCACAACCATTGCTTACTGGCTTTGACGAAGCTAAGCTGGTGGAGGGTAAGTAATGAGTACTTTTTACTTTTTTGACAACCATCTTACTGAGCATGACATAAAGGTATTGCGCTTATACTTAGATGGAGTTCCTGAGCGTGAAATAATCAAACAGACGCTGCCGCAAGGTTATGACCGTATGCCGATTGGCAAGACTGCTATCAATAAGATAATGCAAAAGCTAAGGCTTACTCTTTGTATGCCAGTAAGTAAGGCGGCTGCTATCGAACATAAAGAGCAGGTGCTAAAAAACCTATCCGAACACTTAGAGTACAGGAAGCGCTTGAAGCGATTTGAGCAGAGAGAGCAAAAAAGACTAACTAAGTCAGACTTTGCAGACCTATCTCATAAATAGAACAACAACCATCTTTGCCAGCTAGA